AAATATTTAGGTTTAAATTCCGCAACAAACCGAACAAATTGCTTAAACAAGAAATTGCGCGGGTCGTTAAGACTTAAACGTTTGCCTTTCTGAGAGAACCCTTGACATGGAGGACCTCCCATAATTATGTCTATTTGGGGGTGACGTTCTTTTATTTTTGAAATGTTTAATTGTGTGATATCTTCAGCAAATACCTCTGTCGTTGGATGGTTCTTTTTATATGATTCTGCGATCTCCGGATCAAATTCTACTGCAAAAGCAACCTTACAGCCTGCTTTAATAAAGCCCTGTGAGAGTCCACCAACTCCTGCAAATAAATCAGCTACTATCATTTTCCTGCAATAATTCTATTCTTTGCAATATTATAATATTCCTCAGAAAGTTCAATTCCAACGAACTTGCGTTTTAGCAGTTTGCATCCTACACCAGCGCTTCCACTACCCATAAATGGATCCAGAACGACATCGTCTTCATTTGACAATAGATCGATGAAATGACACATAACTTGAAGTGGTTTCTGGGTAGGATGCTTGCCAAATTTACGCTCAGAGTTATTTATGGTCGCAGATTCAACAAAATCATGCACAACCTTTCCTCTATTGTTAAATGTGCCTGTTGTTGCGTCATTAACAAAGTGTAGCCAAGCTTCCGTCGAATTTACGAATTGTAAATTCATATTCCGGGGTAATGGATTTGTTTTATGCCAAATCCCGACAGTTTTATAATACAATTTATATTGGTTGGCAATATTTATAATAGTCTCTACTTTTATTATAGACATAAATATTAATAAATTGCCTTTTTTTTTAAGAATACGATGGCATTCTTTTAGGAAAACATCCATTTGCATACACCAATTCTCAAAATCCAAATCATCCCATCCCGAATATGCAAAATGATTATTCCTCATTTTACCCATATTTGTTCCTCGGCCTTTCATAAATTTACCAAGATTATATGGAGGGTCAGTAATAATCAAATCAATGCTATTATCCGGTATTAAGCTCATCGCTTCTAAACAATCTCCATGGATAATTTTTGCTGACGATGTAATATCTTCTGAGATTAAAGTCATCATTTTTTACACTAATACAGTCTCAAATAATAAAGGAACATTTAATTGACAAAAATAGCAAGTAATTACAAAAAGACGGGAATATTTTGATGAATTTATGATCTTTATCTTTAAATGTAATGAACATAACGATATTGCGGTCGCAGCAATTTTGATACAATAGATATCAAGTAGCTATTGTTAGCCTATCCTGCACCCGTCAGAATAGGCTTTATTTATAACCCACAACCTATGCAAGAATTACATGATTGCCGCTTTATGCAAGCGGTTTTGAGCGAAGACTCGCAGAAAATGAATCATTCGGAACTACATGGTGCTTTCGTTACATTTCAGACTTTGTTGCGGGAGTTTACCACAAGTGGGGTCGGCTACCTGGAGATTGATTTCCAGTTGCACGATCTGCACACACAGCTCTCTTTGGCCCTGCGCAAAAAAAAATGAAACGTTGCGTTCATTGATCCATCGTTGCCGCACCAACATCACCACTCTGATAGACCAGAACGAGAAGCGACTCACCTTCCCGGAACTCTTCACCCCTGTCCTGCCCGGTGAAAATTCTCCTTTTCACTGGAATCTTGATAAATTTACCAAACGCGACCTGCTTGAACTTCTCACGGCATTGTGCCGTGCAGAGGCTATTGTTGATGATCGAGGCAAACCTGCGGCCTATGCCCGCGTAGTATCATCTGTAGCCGAGAGACTGCATCTTTCCATCTCAGAATCGAGTGCTTATAACGAGCGGGATACTATTCTCAACATCAAACGTAATCCTGCGGCCTTTATCTCGCACCTTGTGACCTGCCTGACTGGAAGTCTTAAAATTTAGTTGCTGATTTACAGCGGTGTGAGAACTTTATTGCAGGGAGTTCAGCCTGGACTCCCTGCACTTTCTGTTTTTATTGTTTGGAATTTTGTTCCGGGAATAAAACAGCGATGCTATGAAGTATATTGATATCCTCAATAAGATTCAGACGGAGTTACTGTCGTTGCAAAGTAGCCTGAATGAACTCCGTTGTCTGGACGGTTCTTCTACCTGTGATGTCTACATCACGCGGCAGGAGGCCGCCGATATGTTGGGCAAGGGCCTTCGGCAACTTGATAGGGACTGTATCAAGTACAACATCGAGCGCAAGAGGTGTAATAACGGCATTCGTATCAGCAAGCGCGATATCATGCGACATATGGGATACGCCCTGGAGCCGGGTGAATCTTCCGTGGAATCCGTGACGGGTGATAATGCCACAGAATTCGACCGTATACTGCGCCAGTATAACCGGTTGAAGCGATGAACTATCTGACGGAAATAAAACTCTTCTACGATTGGTTGGAGGCCAATCCGCTTCCAGCCTCGGCCATTTCGTTGTGGCATGCTCTGATGTCCATCTCCAATCGAAGTGGCTGGCGTCCGGCCATAAAAGTTCCCTATTCTCTATTGGAACTTCGCACCGGATTGTCTCGTACCACAATCTACCGTGAGAGGGAGCGGTTGCGCAAAATGGGGCGTATAGCCTTTCGGTCTCACGGGGGCAATACTTGCTGTACCTATCGGCTCATTGCATTGGAGAGTCCTCCTGTATTTCAAATTGAAACGGACTCTGCAACACAATCTGCAACACAGTTTGCAATACAATGTGAAACACAGCAGGGAACAAATGGGGATTTTGTGTTGCAGACTGCGTTTCAAAATGAACACATATATAAACTAAACAGAGATATTATAAAAGAAAAAATCAAGAAAAAAGAAAAGCTGACGGCTACGTCGCAAGAGAGAAAAAGTTGCGCCAAAAAGAGAGAAGTCCAACGATTCAATCAGGGGCAGTTTCTGGATTCTCTTGATGAGCCGTGGCGTGCGGTGCTGGCGACCTGGTTTGAATACAAGCGACTGCGGCATGAGAGCTATCGCAGTGAGATGGGCGCAAAAAAATGCCTCTCCCTGCTTCGTCGGCTCTCGGAGGATGATGCCGTTCTTGCGTCTGCCATTGTCGATCAAAGTATGGCGAATAACTGGGCCGGATTGTTCTCGTTGCATCATACGACACAACAATGCGGCCGACAATATGGACAACGTATCGGGCAGATTATGCAGAGCAAGGATGAGCAACGGCGACAACATTACATCGACAAACTGCGAGATGCAGGCAAAACGGATACTGAAACCAATCGATAGATATTATGGCAAACAACATTTCTCAACTGATTTCGCAGATGACCCGCGAGGGCGTGCTCGATCATCGCGAAATATGGTCGTGGTCCTGGGGAAACAGGGCGACCTGCAATCAACTTTTTCAGGCAATTTTCCGCTCCGTGGACTCCACTTTCGAGCAATATCACCATTTGCCCGAATATGAAGATATTATTGCGTGGATGATCTCTACGCAGGATAAAGGCCTGCTTCTGATGGGCGATTGTGGACGTGGCAAGAGCGTAATTCTGAACGGGGTTCTCCCGGTACTGTTCCGTATGAAGAACCGCGTATTGCAGCCCGTCCATGCGCAGGATATGGGCAGGGAGATTCCCGATCAGCAAACGTTTCGCAGCCACCGGCCGTGGCTTTACATTGATCGGTTGTTGCATTCATCGTTTCCGGCTATCGATGAGTTGGGTGTCGAGCCGATGCTCAATGATTATGGCGAACGATATGAGGGTTTCAATCTGGTGCTTAATGCGGCCGAGCGCTATCATCGTCCGGTCTTTATCACTACGAACCTCTGTGAAGAACAGATTTACAACCGCTATGGCGAGCGCACGATGGATCGCCTGGCGCATCTGTGTCGAAGTGTCCATTTCAGCGGCGAGAGCCTGCGTAAATGATCAGTCTGTTATGAATGAGATACCCATCCAAATCGTGTCCCTCTGCTACAATTATGCGCAGAGCCGATTCCAGACCATCATTCCGCCATCCACGGATACTCCATTGGGCTATGAACTTATCGCGGAGCAGATTGACAGGCGCGATGCCGAGATTTTTCTGCAACGTCTGCACCGCAAGTATGTGCGCGGACGAAAGAGCGGACGCTATCCTGCGGCAAGTATTGTTCGCCTGGAGTTGCAACTGTTCATCGAACTGAAGGACTATAAACAACGCCTGGTATGAAAGAGTATCGAGTAATCTTCTGCTTGACCAATGGCAAGCGCAAATATGCCACACACAATGGCGAGATCCTGTTATGGGATGACTACGATCTACTTGCCCTGCGCCGTAACCTTCTGGATTATGAGCAGTTCGCTTTTACGGACGACTTTGCCTATTTCGATTTTTCGGCAGAGGCATTGCGAGAGCGTTTCCCCGAAGCTGGAATTCTGCGGGTGAAAGGCTTCCGCACGGAAGATCCGTCATTACCTGTTAACCACGATATAATACGCTGATGCCACGTTTGAAACGAAACACATCACGGCCGTGGCTTCCCCTGCGAAAGCCTTATGAGGGATATCGCCATCACAATACGTCCTTCTATCAATCTGTAGCATGGCGGAAGCTACGTCTTGTGCAGTTGCAGAAACACCCGCTTTGCGAGGAGTGTCTGCGTCAGGGACGTCACACCCCGGCACAGATGGTTGACCACATCATTCCGATCAATAAGGGCGGTGCTCCGCTGGATATTGAGAATCTGCAATCGTTATGCAACAGATGTCACAGCCGTAAATCGGCACGGGATAAATAGTTATTAACCATTAAATTGTATCGCCTATGAAGTAAATCTTTCCGGAGGAGTGCGGATGGTGGTTTGCAATCAGTCCTTAATGGCATGTGGCATCTGCATTCCTCCCATTTTTACATCAGGCAAAGAAGATGAGAACAACGCTATCGTTAAATCAAATCATCGAAGAGTGGATCGCCTCGCTCGATGGTCTTCCTTCAACGCAGACCGACTATCGCCGTAAAATACGGCTGTGGTTCCGGTGGCTTGTTGCGCAGGGTAAGGATCCCCGGGAGCCGAGACGTGATGATGTCCTCGCTTTCAGGCAACAGTTGCTTTATGAGGGCAAGAGCCGTTACACGTATTTCAGCTACATCACAGTCGTGCGGCTCTTCTATCGCTACTGTGCCAAGCGGCATTATTGCGAAGATATCGGAGAGGGCATTCGTTCAAGCATCCGTTCGCGCGAACACTACAAGTACCCGCTCTCGGCATTTCAGGCGCAACAACTCCTGGAGAGCATCTCCACGGAGAGTATCGTGGGCAAGCGCGACAAACTCATCGTCGCACTGATGCTCCTGAATGGCTTGCGGTCGTGCGAGGTGTGCCGGATCAATATTGAAGACGTTGCACGTGACGGAGATCGCACATTGCTTCGCATACAGCGCAAAGGTCACCTTGACAAACATGATGTGGTGGCACTCCCCGAATTCACCGCAACACTCTATGAGGAGTATCTTGCCGAACGGGATTTTCGATGGGGAGATGCTTTGATTGTCAATCACTGCAAAGGTCGGAGTTCAACACGTCTTACTACGCAGTCCATCTCGCACCTGGTAAAGCAACGTTTGCGAGCCATTGGCATTAATGATCCGAAGATAACGGCCCATTCGCTTCGTCATACTTGCGGAAGCCTGCTCGTTGAGAGCGGCATGGATATCGAGCTTATCAGGGATCTGCTCGGACATACCTCCTCGGCAACTACACGCATCTATATCGATATGGCGCAGAAACGTCGTCTGCTGGATCAGAACCCCAGCCGGATAATCGAAGCAATGGTAACCAAAATCCCGGAAACATTAAAGAGTTGATAACCAGTTTAATGAAGGTGTGATTAATTGCAGTGTTAAGGATTTGAATGACAAAGTGTTTGAATTTTGGGAATGACCCACCAAAATCGCCGTAACTCTTTGATAAAGCATCGCGGAAATGGTGCAATTAACTACACATCGTGTATGGGGATAGGGGGTCATATTCCTTCACACCCTGCCAAACCCAATCGCGCCCCAAGTCGAGAAGACGCGCGTGCAAAATTGAGAGTAAGCGAATACAAAAAGAACTTACTCAGACTCTGTCGAACGAGAGTAATTGAAAGCCCACGAAGTGGGATTAAGATCGATAAAACCTGAAAACTATGAAAGGACGCAAGAAAATACCCGATTCCTTGAAAACCCTGCGGGGAACAGACCAGCCATGCCGGATGAGTAACAGCGTGGCGATTCCACCGACCACTGCGGTTGTGGCTCTGCCACGTACAGGGTTAAAGGGCACAGCGAAGAAGATATTTGCCGTTGTTGCCACGGAGCTTATCCACAAAGGCCTGCTGGATGTTACAGGTGTGGATCTGGTTGTGGCGTATGCCCGCGAGATGGCGTTGTATCACGACTTGATGCGCGATGTCGAGCGCGAGGGTGCAACCGTCGAGGTAGAGACCAAGAACGGCTCGGCAACCATCATCAACCCCAAGCGCAAGGCTGCCGAGGGTGCATTGGCGGCTGCACGGTCGCTTGCTGCGGAGTTCGGAATGACTCCATCGAGTCGTAATCGTGTCGCAGCACTTCTCGCGAACAACACCCCCAAGAATGACTTTGCGGAATTTGAAGAGATAACAGTGACAGGAGATGAGTAAAGAGAAGCAGAAACTACATCTGGCCGAGGAGTACGCCCGGAGGGTACGTTCAGGAGAGATTCTGGCGTGTGAGTATGTTCGTTTGGCTGTCGGTCGATATTACCGCGACCTGGATATGGCTCTCGACAGAGGTTGGTTTTTTGATCGCAGAGAAGCGATTCGTGCCATCCACTTCATCGAATGCCTGAAGCATACCAAAGGCAAGTGGGCCGGTAGCCGTTTTCGTCTTGAGCCGTGGCAACAATTTGTGGTGTGGAATATTTTTGGCTGGAAACATGCCGATAGGACACGTCGTTTCCGTTACACCTACATTGAGATTGCCCGCAAGAACGGCAAGACCGCTCTTGCGGCCGGCATCGCCCTCTATATGCTCTTTGCCGATGGGGAGTCGCGTCCGGAGGTCTATTCCGCTGCAACGATCAAAGACCAGGCGAAGATCTGCTTCTCGGATGCCGTGGCTATTGTCAAGGCTACCGATTTGAAGAACTACCTCACACCTTTTCGCAACTCGATCGTTTACGACCTGAAAGGAGGCACGATGAAACCGCTCTCTTCGGATTACGGCACGCACGATGGCTTGAATCCGAGTTGTGCCATTATCGATGAGTTCCATGCACATAAGGATTCGGGAATGTTCGATGTCCTCAAGTCTGCTTTTGGAGCTCGCCGCCAGCCGTTGATGTTTATCATTACCACGGCAGGTTTCAACAAAGCGGGGGCTTGCTATGCCTATCGGGATAATGTCATCAAGGTGTTGCGTGGAGTGAACGAGGACGACTCGCTCTTTGGTATCATCTATACCCAGGACTCAAAAGAGGAGTGGGACGACCCGAAGATGTGGAGCAAGTCCAATCCCAATCTCGGGGTGTCGCTCTCTTCAGACTACCTTGCCGATCAGGTCAAGGATGCGAAGAATCGCCCCGAAGCCGTACGCAATGTGCTGACCAAGAACTTCAACCTGTGGGTAGATGCCGAGCGGACATGGATTCTGGACGAGAAGTGGATGGAATGCATCGGCACGACTCCTCGCGAGGAGTTGAAGGGCTGTGCCTGCTGGGGAGGCCTCGATCTCTCGAACGTCTCGGACATTACGGCTTACGTTCTGTTGTTTCACGAAAACGACCACTTCCAACTGTTGCCATACTTTTGGATTCCGGAGGAGAAGATGCAGGAGAAGATCCGCAAGGAGAACATCAACTATGAGCGATGGGTGGCCGAGGGATACGTTACTGTTACACCGGGGAATGTCATCGACTACGATTTTGTCAAGGCGGATATCCTGCGTATTGTTGCGGACTACGATTTGCAGGCTTCAGCGTATGACCGATGGAACTCCTCGCAGACAATTATCGATCTGCAGAACGAAGGTATGGTGTGTAACCCGTTCGGGCAGGGTTACGGCTCAATGTCCGCTCCCACAAAAGAGTTTGAGAAGATGGTTCTCACGGGGAAGATCGAACATTTCGGCAATCCGGTGTTGCGATGGATGCTCGCTTCGACCGTAGTGATGACCGATCCGGCCGGCAATATCAAACCCGACAAGGCCAAGTCAACGCAGAAGATCGATGGTATCGTAGCTTCGATTATGGCTTTGGGGGAATGGATGACAGCTCAGGCTTCCGAAGACGAAAATCCCTATAATCAACGCGGGTTGTTGCAACTATGAGTCGTCGAAGGAGAAACACAGCACACCAGCTGGCTCTGCGGGCCGATATGGAGCAACGGCTTGAAAGTCTTGCTCCTCTCTCATTGGAACACCGAGAACTGCTTTCTACCGATGGTTTTATCCGGTATTATCGCCGAATGTGTGATCTCTATCCAACGCAGGTCGAGGCGTATGAACGTTTGGAAGAGTACTATCAAAACATCTTCGGCTCACGCCGCTATGCCGATATCCGTTCGTTGCACCTGGCAATCAGCCGTCGGCGGCGCAAGGAATTCTTATAACTGAACATTGTTCATCTGTTAAAACCAGTAGTCGCTTTATGTTTGCATCGTACATAGATGCAAATAACGGTGTCAAGCTGGCTTTCATATCTCTTCTCTCGCACGCGCTCCGCCAGGAGCCGGAGGGAGAGCCGCGTATCGTCTTCAGAGTTTGAACAGGCGGTCAATGCGGCTCTCCTCTCCGACACCGTTTCCGACAATACGGCGCAACGTTACATATCCGAGGAGGGCTCGCTCAATCTTTCGGCCGTGTGGGCTTGTGTGCGCATCCTTTCCGAAACCGTGGGAACATTGCCCGTTCATCTCTACCAACGTACGTCACAAGGTCGCGAGAAGGCGTATTCACATCCCGCTCATCTTCTGCTTCAGCGTCCCAATTCGTATACCGGTCGTTTCGCATTGATGCACCATCTGATGGTGTCGTGTACATTGTGGGGCAATGGGTATGCTCGCATCTATCGCGATAAATTCTACCGTCCCGTGCGCCTGCAACTACAGCACCCGGCCGAGATCGAGCCTCTTCTGAGTGCCGATGATGTGCTTTATTACCGCACTTCTTCGGGAGAAATGCTCTCTTCGGATGATGTTATCCACCTGCGGGGACTCTCGACCAACGGCTATAAAGGTAAGAGCCCCATTGCCGTACATCGTGACAACCTCTATCTTTCGCAGGCAGCGCAGGAGTACGGTGAACGCTTCTTCAATCAGGGAGGCAATATGTCGGGCGTGTTCAAGTACCCTTCGACCTTGAAACCGGAAGCATACCAGCGACTCAAGCGTGACCTCATAGCCCAAAGCTCGGGACTGCACAATTCGCATGTCCCGTTGCTCCTGGAGGGAGGTATGACCTATGAGCGGATCTCCATTCCACCCGAAGATGCGCAGTTCATTGCTACGCGCAAGTTTCAGAAGACAGAGATCGCTACCATCTATGGAGTGCCACCGCATATGATTGCCGATCTGGAGCGCGCTACGAACAACAACATCGAGCATCAGGGAATGGAATTCGTCCAATACTGCCTGATGCCCTATCTTGTACGTCTGGAGGAGGAGTTCAACCGCAAGTTGTTGCGCGAAGATGAAGCCGGGTCGTTTTATTTCCTCTTTGGCTTGAACGGTCTGTTGCGGGGAGATGCCAAAACACGGTCGGAGTTCTACAAAAACATGAATATGGTGGGTGCGATGTCTGCCAATGAGATCCGCTCGCTTGAAGATATGAATACCTACGATGGAGGTGATGAGTACTTTGTGCAGGCGAATATGCAGCCGGTGCGCACGGCATTGGCATTATCCTCCGGAGAGCAGAATCAAGGAAAAACAGATACCGATAATGACACAGATAAAGGAAATAAGGCCGAATGAGCCTGTGGAGGTGCGTTGTGCACTCTCTGATGTGCGCATCGAGCAACGCAGTGAACCGGCTGCCGGCCGAACGATTGTCGGCTATGCCGTCAAGTTTGAGTGCTGGAGTGAGCCGATTATGGGGTGGTTCCGAGAGCGTATAGCACGTGAGGCCTTTTCGGGGTGTGATATCAGCGATGTGGTGATGTGTTACAATCACAATGCAGAGAGTATCCTGGCTCGCACCTCCAGCGGTACACTCACCCTCTCTACGGATGAGGTAGGCCTGCGGTTCTCGTTTGAAGCTCCCAACACCTCTCTGGGCAATGATATGGTGGAGTTGGTGCAACGTGGTGACATTGCCAGATGCTCCTTCAAATTTACGGTCGATGCGGATGAGTGGCGATACGCAGACAAGGAGAATGGGCTGGAATATGATGAACGGACAGTGCGCCATATCTCCAAACTTTACGATGTATCGCTTGTAGTCTATCCGGCCTATCCCGATACGGAGGCGAGTCTTCGTCACCTTGAGGAGCGTAAGGCCCAATGGCAACGTTGTGCGTCCTCCGCGAAGTACGATTCTGTAAGCCGCGAACGGCTGACCATGCAACTTAAACTCAAAAACTGAAATATGGGAAAACTCAAACAACTCAAGGAACAGCGCGCCACAATCTTTTCGCAGATTGATGAGTTGCGCAAGGCAACCGATGGCCGGGAGATGAACGCAGAGGAGCGTCAGAGGTGGGATGCCCTTATTGCGGACTATGATCGTGCGGACCAGGCTGTCGAGACGGAAGAGCGGTTCGTCGATATCGAACGCAGGCAGGTCGAAGCACACCATCATCGTGTCCAGGGTACAACCAATGATCAGAAAGAGGCAGAGTATCGGTCGGCTTTCACTGACTACCTGTTGCACGGTGTGACGGGTATCTCGGCAGAGAGTCGTACTGCCATTGAAGCTCGAGCCGGGATCTCCGGACTCTCGGGCGGTGTCATTATTCCCCGGAGCCTGGCCTCTTCCATTGAGGTTGCCCTGAAAAGCTATGGAGGTATGTTCGAAGCCGGCCAGATCTTCACGACCTCCAAGGGTGATGACCTGACCCTGCCGACCATTGATGACACGTCTGCCAAGGCGACCATCGTTGCCGAGTACCAGCAGTCTACGAAACGTGCGCCCTCCTTTGGTTCGGTACTCTTGAAGGCTCACACCTACCGCACGCCAATCATCCCGGTATCGTTGGAGTTGCTGCAAGACTCCGCCTTTGATCTGGACTCGCTTCTCAGCGGTCTTCTTGCCGAGTCATTCGGGCGTGGTATCAACGAGCATCTGACCACCGGGTCCGGCTCATCGCAACCCAAGGGAATCGTCACGGCCGCCACGGAGTGTACAACAAAAGCCGCCGCAACCTCCATCACGCTCGACAACCTTATCGACCTTATTCGGTCGGTGGATGCGGCATATGCGCAAAAAGGGAAATTCATGCTCAACCGCAATACTCTGTGGGAACTCGCAAAAGTCAAGGATAACAACGGCAACTACATCTGGCAGGAAGGAGCCAGGGAAGGAACACCGGCCATGCTGTTCGGCAAGAGTTACATCCTGAACGATGATGTGGCCGACATCGGAGCAGGTGCCGCCTCGGTACTCTTCGGAGACTTTTCGAAGTACAAGATTCGTATGGTGCAGAACTTCAAGGTTGTGCGGCTGAATGAGTTGCTGGCGGAATACCTCTCCATCGGGCTGTTTGGGTTTGCCCGCGTAGACGGCACCTTACTCGATGCGGGTACACATCCTGTCAAAAAACTTATTCACGCTACGGCCTAATCAGCGGAGTTATGTCAGTTCCCGTGTCATTGGAACTTGCCAAGGCGCACCTGCGCATCGGAGACGATGAGTCGATGGATCGGCTTGTCGAGGAGTATCTGGAGATGGCTTTCGCCATAGCCGAGGATTATACGAATCGGAAACTCACGCAGGAGTTTTCTGCTGAAAGTCTCCCTGCTTCCATCCGAGCGGCCGTTCTTCTGACATTGGGAACTCTTTTCGATAATGAGAGCGATGTGCTGGTAGGACGTTCTGCAACCACGTTGCCGCTTACGGCCGAGAAACTGTTGCAACCCTGGCGTGTACACCCTTATTCCTCGGATAAAGATGTTTGATACGCGCATTGAAATCCTGGAATATCGTCAGATGCGCGATGAATACAACGATCGCACTCAGGAGCTGATGCGTGTCGCCGTATGCTATGCACAGAGGACAGAATCCGGAGGCCGTGAGAACCTTTATGCCGGCCGTATAGTGCATGAGAACGAGGTGGTCTACACCATTCGTTATCGGGAGGGACTGCGTGCGGGTATGATTGTAAACGATGGAGGAGCACAACATCGGATAACATCCATACACGCGGAGGGTCGTCGTTGGCGGTTGCATCTGAAAACAACGAAGAGTGATGCTGAAAGTTAAGGTCGAGGGTTATGCCGAAGCCAAACGTATTCTGGACGAACTGCCCAATACGATGCAGAAAAGCATGTTGTTGGCGGCTTTGCGAACCTCTGCACGACCGATGCTTCAGACGGCCAAAAACAGAGTTCCAGTGCGTAGCGGCAGGTTGCGCAAGCAACTACGCATCGTACGTTTCAAGGACAGAACAGCCCCCAAGTCAGAAGTAGATATTGCCGTAAAACCAGTATTTGAGCGCACAAAAAAGAAGGGTGCGGTAAATCAGTACTACGGCAAATTCATCCACGAAGGAACTGCAGATCCCCGCATACCCCGCAAGAAAGGGAAGCATCTGCTGGTCTTCACTAACGAGCAGGGTGAGAAGGTCTTTGTCCGAAGTGTGAAAGGCATCAAGCCCACACCTTACCTGGAGCAGGCCTATACGGCGAACTCACAACGTCTGATTGTTTCGTTTGGCGATAACCTCGCACGGGCAGTCGAGAAGTTTATCAATAAGAACTTCAAACGGGTTGTCAAATGACGGATTTCAAAATCGAAATACTCCACTTGTTGGAGACGGCTCTGCCGGAGATGGAACAACGCATCCAGGCTGGAGCGGTGGATGAACGTACAGCCACGCCCTTTGCCGTCTATACCGTGCCGGAGGAGACACCCGTGCGTACGCTATCGGGGATTGCGGGTTATGTAACTACATTTGAAATTACCTTCTACGACAATCGTTACGCTTCGGTTGAGCAGTTGCGACATCGTGCCATTGCAGCACTGGAAGGCACGAAGATAGATGGCAAATATTGTCGCTATAAGTCCAGCAGTACGGAGTATTTCCCCGACTGCGATTTACACAGTGTAACGCTCCTTTTCAGAATTGTATAAACCAATAAAAACAATAGAATTATGCCGGAATTTACATCCAAACGGGTAGTACAGGGAGAGGATATCATTATCCTCATTGACGATAAGCCTACGCTGCACGCCACAACTCATTCGTTGAAAGTCGATCTTGAACTCAAAGATCTCCGTACCAAGGATACCAAGGGTAAGGAAAAGTACCCTGGCGACATCACCTGGTCAGTAGACGGGGATGGGTTGGTGGTCATCGACCCTACAATCGCTACATCGCACACATCGGAGGATGTCCTTGCGCTGGTGCTCGCCAAGAAACTCGTCAAGGTCGTGCTCAAATCGCCTGTATCGGGCCTGACGAAGACCTACTCGGGAGAGGGATATATCACCTCTTTTTCTCTCTCAACCCCCGCCGGGGACAATTCGACCTACAACTTCTCACTCTCGGGCAGCGGGGATCTGACCCCGGCCACCAATAACGAACAGGAATGAAAGAGATCCTTATCAAAGGTGTTGCAACACCTGTCAATTTCTCGTTGCGGGTGATTAACAATTTCGCTCGCAAACATAGTATGGAGTTCCAGTCCGCAATGGAGGGCGGAAACAATATGGGGTTTGCCTTGCTCGATCATCTGGCTTCGCTTACAATGGAGGCCTTGAACGAGGGCGCACGCCGTTCTGGACTCACCACGCGATATACGGAAGATGAGGTTTGGGATATGCTGGATGATGAACCCGCGCTCATCCCGAGACTCTATGAGCTCTTTGCGGAGAGCATAACCCCCTTGACCGACCGATTGGGAGATATTCTCCCGGCGGAACAGTGAAGAGGTGAAGAGTCCCATCCTGCGACCTATGAGCGATGGTACGCCATAGGAGTCGGACAAATGGGACTGCATCCCGATGTATTCGAATCCTTGACACCGGCTGAGTTTTCATATGCCTGGTTGGGCTGGGCCAAACGGGAACGCGATCGCGAGCGTCAGGACTGGGAGCGAGAGCGGTGGTCGGTGTGGGTACTGACGAGTATCCAGCTGGAGCGCAAAGACCGGAAACCGATGGTGGAGATGTTCCCGATGCCATGGGATAATGTTCCCTCCAACAATATGATGACTCTTGAAGAGCGGCAGAAACGAGTAAAGCAGATGATGCAATGTGTGAAAAAATAATCCTTATTCTTGCGATTGTTCTAATGTCCGGGTGTTCGCCCCTACGTAATGTGCAAACGCACCAGCATACAGCAATGGAAATCTCGGACTCGACTCTTGTGCGTCTTATCCATGAGCAGATGGAACATATGACGGCAACGCTCCATCAGACGATCATCGAGTATTCGGACTTTCCACGACCGCAGTTGCCGCCCACCGATACGCTTGTTGCCAAAGACCTGATGTCCGAAGTGTCGGTGTCGCATCCGACCCCGAAGCGCATTATTCACACCAAGATTGAAACTGCTCTTGATCGAACGACTCATACGGACAGCATTTCGCGAAGCCGTATTAATACAGCAGCGCGCAGCGAGGAGCAGTCGCAAGTCGATGAGAGCCCCAACACTGCAGGGATGCTTTGGCTCAAGTGGCTTGCAGTTTCACTTGTGGCGTTGTTGCTGTTGCTGTTAATCCTGAAATTGAAGTTTTAGATGAAGACTCCCATATCTTACTATGGAGGGAAGCAGACTCTCCTGAAGCATATTCTGCCGCTTATTCCCGACCACTCGTTATATACCGAGGCCTTTTGTGGCGGATGTGCCGTGCTCTTTGCCAAGTCTCCGGCAGACTGTGAGGTGATCAATGACACCAACACCGAGTTGGTGAATTTTTACCGTGTGGCGCAACAGAAGTATGCGGCACTGAAGGAGATGATCGATTCTACGCTTCATAGCCGCGAAATCCATGCACACGCCAAACACATCAATCAACATCCGATGTTCTTCACGCCCGTGGAGCGGGCCTGGGCCGTATGGGTATGTTCGAAGTTGGGTTTTGCAAGCATGCTTGACGGTACATTCGGATACGACCGAACCGGCACGACCTCACAGAAATTGCGCAATGCCAAAGATGCCTTTACCGAGGAGTTGTGTTCGCGCCTGGAGAATGTGACCGTTGAATGCGAGGATGGCACGAATCTTATCCGCCGTTATGATTGCGATCGGGCATTCCATTTTGTCGATCCTCCCTATGTGGGAAGTGATTGCGGGCATTACAATGGCACGTTCAACGAGGAGGATTTTCAACATTTGCTCGATACGCTTGCAAAGGTCAAGGGAAAGTTTATGCTGACGATGTTCCCTCATCGGCTCATTGAGCAGTATGTCCGGGAATGCGGTTGGCATATCCACCGTATCGAGCGAACCATTACTGCATCGAAAGTCTCGCGTCGCCGTCAGGAGGAGTGGATAACAACAAACTATTGACACTATGGCCACAAAGATGACTCATGCATCACTCTTCAGTGGTATAGGTGGCTTTGAAGTCGCTGCCGATTGGGCAGGCTTTGAGAATCTATTCAATTGTGAGATTGATCCATTCTGCCGTGCGGTACTTCACTACCATTACCCCAATGCCATACAATATGTTGATATCAGAAATACAGACTTTATTCCTTGGAGAGGACGCATCGATGTCCTCACCGGAGGTTTCCCTTGCCAGCCATTCAGCATTGCAGGCAAGAGAAAAGGGACGGAAGATAACCGATATCTCTGGCCGCAAATGCTTAGAGCAATACATGAGATACGTCCCGGCTGGGTCGTGGGCGAGAATGTTCTCGGAATTGTTAATTGGTCGCAAGGACTGGTATTCGAGCAGGTGTGTGCTGATTTGGAAATTGAAGGCTACGAAGTACAACCGTATATACTTCCAGCTTGCGGTGTCGACGCACCGCATCAACGATACCGAACCTGGTTTGTTGCACACCTCTGTAGCAATACAAAACGGGAAGGAGATAGAGGATCTCACCAAACCGGGGTCTCGCAAAGTATTATTGCCAACTCCGACAACGTGCGATGCACAGAACTCATCGATGCCGCCTTCACAAATCAGGCGCAACAATCTTGCAGGGGCGTATCTACGGGGAATGTTGCCGACACCGACGGCAAGCGATGCAACAATGGGCAGCATAATAGGAGTAAACGACCGCTACATAGTCAATGCGTCGGGACTTCTGAGGAAAATCAGCGGCCGAGGGACAGAAGGAGGTGTAAGTTTGGGTCGATTGAGTGCAATGAATTTACTTCCAGCCCCTCGGGAACAGGAAACAGCGAATTGTCATATGCTCGGGAACAATGGCGACTCGACAACTCATATCAAATGTTACACACCATACCAGACTGGGACAATTTCCCGACTCAAACCCCTGTATGTAGAGGAGATGATGGGCTTTCCGAATGGTTGGATCCTGCGGCCGTTTTTAAAGGTTGCACTGAACGCAAGCATCGAGGAGATGTAGCCGTGCGTTGGCGCACGCAGGCGATCAAATGCTACGGCAATGCCATTGTCCCGCAGGTCTTCTATCACATCATATCAACTATCCGGGAAATTGAGAGATTGGAAAAGTCCGATAACTTTGCCTATAATCTGTAAATGATTGCCAATAAGGGGAATAAGTAGCGTATTAACTTGCGTGTCTCAAAAGGTGATGTTATGTTTGTGGTGCATCAAATGATTAAAGCATAGTGAGTTATGAAAATTACGATTACCAAATCCGGCACTTATACAATCAGTGGAATAACTCCGCATCAGTTACAAGCAATGGAGGCGATACTCGGGGTAGCTAATGAGCGTTGTTTCGATGAGCCGGAAGACGATGGTTGCTATTATAGTAACGATGATTTCGTGTGCTGTCTTTATGAAGAAGAGCGTACGGCTTTGAAGCAGATCTGTGACATATTCGATAACAGTATAGGTCGCTGGAAGTAAAATGCATTTAGAGATGGTAACGTATATACATCACAAGATCGATCACCTTGAGGCCGAGTTCGAAAGGAATCGTGAGGAGATGACCTCCCTGCGTGCCAGGATGCAAAGTTGCACAAGACGTTATGATGAACTTCTTGCGGCCAACAAAAGGATTAATGATGAGATTCGCGCTGCGCTTGCGGAGCTATGGAAATGTGAAGACAGAAACCAATAACATATGGCAAAGAGCGAAAACATTAAGATTGGTGACCGCATCCGGATCATCCATCTTGAAGGTGAGGACGACCGCTATGATGGTCGTGAGGGAGTAGTTGAGATGATCGATTCCCTCGGACAACTGCACGGGACATGGGGCGGGCTGGCTGTCATTCCCGAAGCAGACTCCTGGGTACGGATAGGGTGATATTTGTTGTTCCCTCCCGCAACCGAGACTGGCAACAGGTCTCGGTTTTTTTATAGGTGAACAGTGTTCGTCTGTCAGTAGGCCATGAACAGCTACTTTTACCTCCAAACGGAGATGTATGGCAGACTTTGGCTTGAAATACTATGCCGAGATGCGAAGCAAGCATTTCGGGGTGTTGTGGCGCGTAGAGATTGCCGAGCGCGGCTATACGGCATCTGCTGAGGAGATGACATTCGATGGAGATGATCCGCTGAAGATCACTTGGGAGAAACGGGGAGATGAGTTCTATGCCCCGATCAAGGCTTCGGAGACAAGTATCAATATTCTCTGCACACAGAATTTTCACTATCTCTCATTGTTTACTTCCGATCCGCGACAATTTCGTGTATCGGTCTATCGTGGTGGCGCACTCTATTGGCGAGGCTTCGTCACTGCCGATCTCTATTCGGAGAGTTTCACAGCCCCTCCCTATACGGTTACGATCAAGGCAGTCGATGGTTTCAATCTCCTGTCAAGTTATCTCTTCTACGATCTGATGACGATCGGTGTATCGGGTCGGAAATCGTTGTTTGAGTTGATGTCTCGTAGCCTGGAGCTGATGGAGTTGGATATGCCAATCTCGGATTGGCTCGATCTTTATGCCGATGGTATGAACGAAAGCCTTTCCCCGCTCACGCAGACCTACATCGACCTGGAAAGACTCTACTATGTCTATGAGAAGCCGACCTACCGCGATATTCTGGAACTCTGTCTTTTGCCATTTGCCGGACAAATTTTCCAGTCGAGTGGTGCGTTACACATTCGCCGGGCCATATCGTTGTACCAAACCTCCCGGCCCGTCACATTCTTTGAGATCGGCTCTGAACTGCCTCAGGGTATCATTGCCACAGACAACGAGGCAACGAGTCTTGTCGCCGAGCCGAGTGTTGCCGTAGTTACCTCCGCGGGGCGTGATATCATGGAAAATATGTGGAGTCGCGGCATCTATGTTATGGGTGAGAGCACGCTTGATATTGTCCCTGCATTGCGCAGAATCACGGTCGATGTCAAAAACAAATCGCTCGACAACATTGCCGGCCGCCTGGGGTTCTTCGATAAGGAGATGTGGAATGATCCTTATGGATTCTTGGACTTCACCGAAAGCGGTGACAGTTTGTGTTTCTGCGGAGATGATGCCCACCAGGGCGAGAGTATCTATACGGCAGGACGGGAGGTCAGGCAGTGCAATTATCCTATAGCATGGGAGTTCTCCATCAAGACCTATCATCGCCAATGGAGCTGGGGTATTTACTCACCGCCCTCGGAGAACTATTCCGTAAGCGTACACTATGGTGTGCGCCTTGTAGCCGCTGGCGCAATCTATTATCTTACGGAATCGGGAGCCTGGTCAAGTGCAGAAACAGATATCGTGTCTGAGGTTAAAACCGGAGCCGAACAGAACATCAAAATCGAAATTGCCGGAATTCCCAAGGACGGCACCTGGCAGTTCTACTTCCGACAAACACTCATCGGAAAGATCAACTACTCGGATAGCGATCGTATCGGCTCTACCTCGGGACATATGGAGAATGCCACCTTCTCGGCAATGAATATAACGATTGATGCCGGAGAGGTCTATGATAAAGGCTTGCATCTGGAGAGTCTTATAAATCCGGCCAACAATGTGGAGATGAATATCACGCTCCCGGTAAGCGACATCCCGGATGTACCGAATGATCATTTGCTTTATGCGCTCTATTTTATTGATGCTGACGGTAACCCTACACGCTTGTGGCATACGAAGGGTCGGAACGACTACGATACGCTTGTCGGCCATATTGTTCAGGGCGCGTTACGCTACAAACAACTGCCGAGCAAGCGACTCGCCGGTGATGTCTTTACCTCGGCACATCTTGATATGAATACCGTATTATGCGATGACAAATATCTGAAGGCGGCCTATTCGGTAAATTCCATTGAATTATCGGCAGTTGAAGATATGAGTAACTGCGAACTTACGGAGATGCCGGGCCTGATCGAGAGCGACCAACCCTCTGAAGGTGATGACTGTATCAAGATTGTCGAAATGCCTTTTACGGTGAAGAGGATCATCCGTTGCCTGAATTTCCTGCTTGTGCAGAGTGCAGACAGACGGCTTTTCGTCTTTGATGTCATTTCGCGATCCTTGCGGGAAATCTATCGATCTTCGCATCCTTTTGAGATTTTCCCGGCTGAAGAGGGCTTTGTGCGGGAGGAGAACAAGACCTTCTACTATTGCGACCATCGTGGTACGGTGCAACAGGTGATGAGTATCTATCCGGAGACGTACCAGGGTTGGGCTACCTATCGAAGCGGCTATTTTTCGTTGTTAGTGCAGGGTTATACCATCAATCGCGTTGATGGTTCCCGAAGTTATTACCTCTACTTCCAGCAACCGGAACTGCGTTCTGCCGGAGAGGAATCTGTGTACCATAGAGGACTGAACTATGTCCAGTTCTATGGAGATCTTGTGTATGCCGATTATACGAACGGTTGCCTCACCATCTGCACTTCGCGTGAGGCGGGGTTCAATGATAGCCGTTATCACCAGATTTCAGGGTTTACCAAGATCGGGGCCGGCAAACACATCGTATCCATTTCGGACAAATATATGCTCATCAACGAGAACGGTTCGCTTAACCTGTACCGGCGCACTTCGATTACCGATCATATCTTCATTGCGCGTATCGGTGATGTCGCGACTTGTTGTGACCACACGTTGGCGGAGATTGCCTTTGCTGGAGACTCGCCAACAATCTGCGATCTGCATACCTATGCACATCAATACATAGGCAATACGGAAGCCTCCGGGGAGAGCGTCCTGGGGCTGTTCTACATCTATGGAGATCTCTATATAGTCCGGGAAAGAGCAATCTACAAATATGTGTCGCCAAACTAATTTGAACTTTTATGGAGATAGTAAGCATTGTTTTGAATTTCGTGCTGGCAAGTGGTCTTGTCGGGACGCTTCTCTTTTTCAGGTCAAAGAAACGAAAGGAGATGGCCGAGGCCGATCTCGCGGAACTGGAGAATACAGAGAAGGTTGTGGCTATTCAATCGGAGCAGATTACACGGCTCGATGGCCGCGTGGAGAAACTTGAAGAAAAGGTGGATAAACTCGAGATCATTATCGAGCATAAGGATGTGGAACTGGAACGCAATCGTCTGGTTATCCGCCAGGCCTATAAATGCACGACCCCTCCGGAGCAATGCCCCGTGCTGGTCAAACGAGCCGAATTGGACAGATCCCGCAAACAAAACAAGCAATAACATTATGGTACAGAGAAAACTACCGCGAGGCTTGCGAAACTGCAACCCGGGTAATATCCGCAAATCACCCACCCGCTACCTGGGTGAAGTGCAGCCATCGAAAGACCCGGCATTCAAACAGTTTGAATCGATGGCATGGGGGTATCGGGCTCTCTTTGTACTGCTGGATTCCTATTGCCGACGTGGAGTACGTACTATTCGCGAGATTATTTCCCGCTATGCACCTCCCGTTGAGAACTACACCGAGGGCTATATCCGGGTCGTGGCGGAGAGTGCGGGGCTACCGGCCGAGTCCAATGTGGATATGTCCGATCACGATCTGATGGTGCGTATCGTGGCGGCTATCTCCCGAGTTGAGAATGGCCGTGCGGCCATTCTGGCCGATGTGGAGCAGGGTTGGCAACTATATAAGACCCACAAACCGTAGAGCATATGAGCCGACGTATTGCCGATCTTCTGATAAAGATTGGAGCGGATTCCTATGAGTTTCAACAGAAAGCCCGGCAGGTGGAGCGTAGTATGGAGTCTCTTCAGAAGAAACTCTCCTCGGTAGGCAAGACGCTTTCGGTTGCACTCACCGCTCCGTTGACAGCCCTGGGGGTTGTGGCGTTGAAGAATGCCGACACCCAACAACAGGCCGAGAAACGGTTGTTGACAGCTTTGCGCGGCCGCAGTGATGTACAACAAAGGCTTATTGCTCAAGCCGGAGAACTGCAATCACGCTCAGTGCTGGGTGATGAGGTTATCATCGGTCAGCAGGCTTATCTTGCATCGCTGGGTATGACCGAGGAGCAGATTGGCCGAGTCATCGAAGCCTCAGCGCAATTGTCAGCCGCAACCGGAATGACGCTCGACTCGGCAGTAAAGAATCTTGCCAAGACCTACGGAGGACTCACGGGTGAGTTGGGCGAAAGCATTCCCAAACTCAAGGAGCTGACGGCAGAGCAACTTAAAAATGGAGAGGCCGTAGATTTTATTTTGAAGAACTACAAAGGTTTTGCCGAGGGCGCGGCCTCGGTTGGGTTAGGTGTCATGCGCCAACTCCAGAATGCATGGGGCGATTTTCTTGAGCAGATCGGCTTTGCAATGATGCCTTTGGCCACAAAGGTCACGAAGGCACTCTCTGGTATCGTATCCTGGCTTCAGACGCTTTCTCCGGAAATAAAGAGAGTCGTTGTTGCGATTGCCGGTGTCGTGGCAGCCATTGGACCGCTTACGCTTGGCATTGGAGGCGTTATCAAGATCATCCCTATGCTGGCGGCCGGATTTACGGCATTGCTCTCTCCTGTAGGTCTGATTGTTTCAGCACTGCTGGCTCTCGGGGCCGCCTTTGCCTATGCCAAGGTACAGAAACAAAAAATGGTCGATGAGTTGGCCAATGCCGATGATCTGGCCACCCTTGAGCGGAAATTGCAGGAGAACCTGAAAAAGCAAAAAGAGATTGCGGCTGCCACGACAAAAAAACGGATTGTTCCCAATGGTATCATTGCGGGTTTTACCATTCAGAAGATTGCTGATCCTGAACAGATGGCTCCACTTCGTAAGGAGTATGAACTGCTTACAAAGGCCATAGAACGCAAAAAAGAAATGCAGGCTCAGGAGCAGAAGCAACAGGAGGAGATGAATCGCATGATGGCCGTAGCCGAGCAACAGAGTGAAGCTCTGATGAAGAAGATGCAACAGGCTACCGGGCATGGTGAAACCTCTTTGGGGTTGATCGGACGTCTGCAAAAGCAGATCGAAGAACTTGAAAAGAAAAAGTTGTTGCCGGAGAGTTCCATTGAGGATATTGCCGCCTGCAATGTGGAGATTGAGCGCTTGCGCAGGGAGTTGCAACAGCTACAAAATATAACACCGGCGGATCTTGCCCCAATCGGGAAGAATACTGCTGTTGTAACTCCGCAGATGGAGATTTCGTTTCCCCGACCGAAGTTGAAGATCGATGATATAAAGATAGCAGCATCGGAATACTCACGTCGGCTGAGGGCGATATGGGCTTCGGTGCGTGAAGGCATCTATGGGTGGGCCTCGGATAACAACACGCTACTGCAGAAGAATGTTGCCGACACGGTGGCGATGGTGGGGAACTATACACAGACGCTGACAAACAAAGGAGTGGCTTTTTCCGTTGCTCTGGAACACGTTTCACAGACCGTGGCGACAACAATGCAACGCTTCGATGAGCAGGTATCCGCATTTCTTGCAGACAGCATTGTGGCCGCAGCCGAGGCATTGGGGCAAATCATTGCCGGAGATCTCGGATTCGGAGGTCTGCTCAAAGCCATACTTACGCAGTTTGCCTCGTTTCTGCGTAATATCGGTGCGCAGCTTATCGAGTTCGGAGTGATGATTATTGCGTTCAAAACGGCTCTAAAATCTGTGCTTGCGAATCCATGGGCCGCGATTGCCGTAGGCGCAGCGATGGTTGCTGCGGCTGCCATTATGACGGCTCTCATCAACAAGAATGCAAAGGATAGTGTCCCGGCTCTTGCAACGGGAGGCCTGGCATATGGCAAGACTCTCGCTCTGGTCGGAGATAATCCCAATGCAGTGGCAGACCCTGAAGTGATTGCGCCCTTGTCGAAACTGCAGGCTATGCTCCCGGCTTCCGGAGCATCGCTGAAGATACAAATAACCCTTGGCGGTCAATTGACTGCCAAGGGTCGGGATTTGGTCTATGTCCTCGGCAAGGAGAACTTCAAAACCTCGATTTTAGGAGGATAGGTCGCAATTACTTCTGCTCAAGCAACATAACAGCTGGGACAGTTTTCCAATCCTCCGATTTGGTTTCGTATTTATAAGTTCCCACTTGATAGAAACGCTTGTTGTTCGTGACCTTAACTTCAAGACCATCATAAAAATGCGTGGTTTCGTCACCAATAAGTAAAACGGGAGTCAGCATGGAAGGCAAGGAAGATATATCAAGGTCGTTAAACCTGTCAAGGCTGATCTCCATGGCTAAAGCGTATGAGTCACTTAATGTCTGTATGATGCTGTATTGTTCTGCTTCCATCATCTGTCCTCTTTCTTCAAATGTGGTAAGGCCGGGGATGGAGGATTCGCCTTTGGCAGAACCAATGATCAACAGAACAACGATCGTCAGAAGGATACCTGAAAAGGCTCCTGCAATAAAAGTCCAGAACTTGTTCATAGTTGTAGTGGTTAGTTTCTCAAAGATAGTTAATTGCGTGAATAAAAACAAATAAAATTTTATGAACGAGATCCGCATACAGGAGTTGGCTTCGGCCGCAGGGCAGATGGAGCATTTCGATGAGTTTGAGTTCATTGTTGATGTTCCGCAGGCGGAGGCCTCGATGAAAATCCGTGGTAAGGAGTTGCAGGAACGGGTAGCACCCAAGGCACATACGCATCCCATAGCCCAGGTGCAAGGATTACAGTCGGCTCTTGATGAGAAACTGAACCGTTCGGGAGGATCTATTCAAGGAGACTTCTCGGTCGAAGGCAATGCCTATATGCGCAATTTGCGCCTTGAGGAGTTTCTGGACGTGCCTGAATTCCGTTATAACCGTGTCGAGACCACGATGGGTGATAAATGGAGTGCTCCGGGAGCCGGTGTTGTGTTGGCCGTAGACAAGGACCATTGCCGCTTGAGCCTTAAACTTGAACCTGGCGAGATTGCATCGTTGCGTAGGGATGATCTTTGTATGGGCATCTTCAAAAGTTCAACGGTGGGGAACTTCACGGAGCCTACGGAGGACAGCGATGACTCAAAAGGCATACGGACTTTTGCCGGATTTACAACCTGCTATTTCCGGCTGGTTGAGTGTCTCGATGAGCAGACTTTCGGAGAGTGGAGATATGAACTGCGCGAGGGTTTTGCGTATCATCCGACAGAGATGATGAACATCGTGGCAATAGGCAATGCTACCGATACCTCACGCCAGGCTTCGCACTATACAACGCGAACCTATGACCGCTATCTGGTTGGAATGAATACCTGGACGATCGGAGTGGAGAACATCGCGGCACAGTTCGGAGATCTGGCGAATCTTGTAGCACACGGGCTTGATATGCGCGGTTATTCTGCCTATCTGAAGAACGTCTACCTCCAGGGATACATAAGCGACGTATTGGGAGATAACTGGTTCGACTCACGAACGGGTGACGTGCAACTATATAACCGCACAAGTGGTTGCGGAATCTCATTCAAGGGGGGAGTATTACGTTTCGGACGCATTGATCCCCTGCGCCCGGAGGAGGGTACAGACCTTGATGCGCTTCAGGCAGAACTCGATTCTGCTTGTGATACGTTGGCAAAGATAAACTCCGATGAAGTGGTGTCCCCCGTCGAGAAGTCCTTTCTAAAAGAGCGTTTGCAGGACATACGTTCCGAGTATGAGCAGTTGCTTCTCGATGCCGACACTTATCTTGTCAGAGAGTACAGACGCGTAACCGCCACAGCCGGCCGCATTGCAAATTCGCAGCTGCGCATCATCCGTAAAAAGGATGCCGCGTGGGACGACTATGTCAATGCCTATATTTTGGCGGTAACGGCTATCGAGAAATATACCCGGTCAACTCCCGAGTATATTACCATCGAACCCGATTTCCAGGATATTGCAGCTTACTATGAGGCTCGCGCTATAATCGTCAAAACGATACGTGCCGCATCCGAAGAGCAAGGACAACAGAGTGACCTGGAATATCTGCGCGATAATTTCCGCGATGTAACGACTGAAATAGATGGTCAAAGCGGTGTGGTATTGTCAGGGTTTGTCGGGGTAAAGGATGAGAATAATGCCCGGGTTGTGGCCGGTATGGCCGGCAGTGCCATTTCGGGGACGGTCAATGAGAAGCACGGTAAACTGATGCTCTTTGCCGGAGCAGATGGTATACAGAATGCAGGTACGGCTAAGACCCGAATCTACGAAGATGGACATATAGAAATGGCTACGGGGGTATTCTCGGGGCATATACGCATTCCATTCAAAACATTGCGAGAAGAAGGCACCCGCTATAACACCGCTACACGGAAGTACACCGTGGATAGGAATATGAATCTGCAAACAATTGGCGAGCAATATCAGGACTATAAAATATGGATCAATCTTCCGACCTCAAACGAGTATATCGGCAATGTGCTGACATTGTATGACACACCTGTGAGAACACGCTCCTCTCCGGATATCATCCTTGCCGTAGACGATGCTGAGTCGGGCATACTCTCATCGATCAAGCAGAATGATTTCGGATTTGACAGGATGCAACGAGTGAAGTGTTATGCGGGAATCCTGCAACTTGTTGCCGTACCCGGGATATATGCGGGCAAGTGCTGGTGGTTGGTAACTTACCTGCAAATGTGTTGCTTTGAAGAATACACTGAATAAATATATTGTATGGCAGAAACAGCAAACGGCGTAACCATCGGAGATCTTACGCAAACCAGCACAATGTCGCCTACCGACCTGTTGGAAATAGAGCGCGGAGGGCAGGCATACGCAATAACTTATGAATCATTGATCGTTCAGTTGGAGGATTCGCTCGGAATAGCGGAACTTGCCGCTTCACTCGCACAAATCATCGGATAACTTATGGCTGATTTTACACCTCTCATATCACGCCTTTCACAAGTACGTTCGCTCTTTGCCCTTCATATCGCTGCCCAGGGGGCTTCTGCAACCCTAACGGACACCTTGTACGAACTTGCGTACAAGGTAAAGCAAATTCCGAGTGGTATACAGTACGTCCGATCGGGATACCAACTTTTTAAGGGTAATACGTCATTGAGCAAATTGCCTGCATACCTGGATTTCCGACAGTTGACATCTATGTATCAGATGTGTTACGGATGTACGGCTCTCACGCAGGTCGGAGTCCTTGAAACGGCCAATGTCACCAATATGATGTGGGCATTCTATGGCTGCGAAACTTTGACCCGTATTGATGGATTGGATACTTCGGCCATAACCTCCGCATCGGAGTTGTTTCACGGTTGCTCTTCGTTGGTGACAATTGTCCAGCCTCTCGACTTCAGTAATGTGACATCGCAGATTGATACTACATTCACCGCCTGCAGAAACCTGGAGAGTGTATCCTTTACCGGTGCGATCTCGGTAGATATTTGGGTTAACGGTTGCCCAAAACTTACGCTTGAGAGTCTTCTCTCCCTGCTCAATGCTTTAGCCGAAGGCGTGACGGATAAAACCTGTACGCTGGGAACAAAGAATCTTGCCAAGCTCTCCGAAACACAAAAAGCAATCGCAACAAGCAAGGGATGGACATTGCAATGAAAAACCAGGCACCTTATGTCGGTGCCTGGTTGCCGTCGTCGGCTCTATGGAGGAGAGGTTTTATGCCAGGCCGGCCGCTACTGCGAACTTCTGTACCTCACGCTGATGTTGCTCTCGACGGACAGACTCCTTGGAGGGTGTCAGGGGGGCAGTGAAGATTCCGTTGAGCTTCGCGGCGAGACTCTCCATATCTACGTTGATTTTCTGGTCGGTGATACGGGCGTAGATTTGTGTCGTGCGCACATTCGTATGCCCAAGCATCTTTGAGACGGTTTCGATTGGCACGCCATTTCCCAAGGTAATGGTTGTGGCAAAAGTGTGACGGGCAACGTGAAAAGTTATGTTTTTGTTGATCCCGCAGACTTCGGCAATCTCTTTCAGATACTCGTTGCACTTCTGGTTTGACGGTACGGGGAGCAGACGTTTGCCTTTACGGAAGTGTTTGTATTTCTCAATAATCTGGAGCGGCACATCCAGCAGTCGCACGTTGAACGGGACTTTGGTCTTCTGTCGATGAAAACTGATCCAGGTATTGCCATCAGCCCATACATTCAGCTGGTCTTCCGTGAGGTTGTAAACATCAATGTACGCCAATCCTGTATAGCAGCTGAATATAAATATGTCTCTGACCTGCTCCAGCCGCAGGCTTTCAAATTCCTTATTGTACAAACGGGAAACCTCTTCGATCGTAAGATAACCCCGGTCCACCTTGTCAAGGTGTAGTTTTTGTTGCTTGAAAGGGTCTGCTGCAACCCATCCGTTGTCTTTTGCCATCTTGTATATGGAGGCAAAGCGGTGGATAAACTTTACTGCAGTATTATTGTTGAGCCGATGTGCCGAGCGTAGCCAAAGGTATAGTTTGTCCAAAAAACGCTTGTTGATATCCTGCAAGGGAAGGTCACTTACCTTGAACTCATCCCGGAGAAATTCCTGCAGGCGATTGCGGCAAACCTTATATCGGAAGAAGGACTCCTGGCCGTAGTCCTGTGTCAGTACAAGTTTTTCGTAGTCCTCAATGTATTTATTACATAACGCAATGAGTGTCATACTGCGCTCGTCCTGGCAGAGTATGGAACTCTTGATCTTACTTGCCGTTATTACCTCGCCGCGATAAATCATATCATTGTACTTGCGTTTGATCGTGGCGTGAAAATCGAACAGGGTGCTGTTGATCACCTGTTCCTCATGAGTTTGTCCCTTAGTCTTGTACTCCAGGGGAAGCCATCGTTCGGGTTCTATGTACATCTTGGTCGAAAAGTGTACCATCTCCCCGTTGACGGTAATGCGTGCTACGATGGGTGCTTTGCCATCAGGACGACATTTGCCCTTTTGAATGACGAAAATCACGCTGAAGGTGTTCTTGCTTGCTTTTTTGTCTGCTTTCATACTCTCTGTTATTTGGTGATACAAAGTTAAATATCAATAATTTACTGAAAGCCAAAGCAGTATAGTCAGAAGTAGTCGTATTTCAGACGTTTGTAGTCGGGTTACGCGCAATGTCTATTGCGGTTACGAACAGGTTACCGCAAGATGTCTATTAGGTGGATATTTGCCTGTTGATAATCAGTTGTTTGCCGTCCTGGAGTAGTCATATTCAGCAAAAAAGGGACGCTGAACGGACAAACAATCAAACAGTTAGATGCGCAACTAAAACAAAATGAGAATGTTACTCGTCGTAACATCCTCATCACCTGGCGGAGAGAGAGGCTCCCGAACCTACGCTTTCAGAAAATATCATAAAATTGCAAATCATTGATAATCATATATTATCTACAATGCAGAGTAAATCTAAATCTTTCTAAATGCCTTTTGCTATTTCAATTTTTGGGTGTATATTTGGGTGTAGAATTTCAAACGCACCCAATTATGAATATCAAACGTAACATCATTTTTGCATTGGAGAGCCGGAAGAAGAACGGTGTGCCAATCGTAGAGAACGTGCCTATCCGTATGCGTGTCATATACGCAAGCCAACGCATCGAGTTTACAACAGGCTACCGGATTGACGTAGCCAAATGGGATGCCGACAAACAACGGGTAAAGAACGGATGCACCAACAAGCTGAAACAAAGCGCATCCGAAATCAATGCAGACTTGCTGAAATACTATGCCGAAATGCAAAACGTGTTCAAGGAGTTTGAGGTGCAGGAAACCATGCCCACCACCCAACAGCTAAAGGATGCGTTCAATCTGCGGATGAAAGAGAGCAGTGAAGAACAACAGGAAGAAGCACCGATTAGTTTTTGGGAAGTGTTTGATGAGTTTGTAAAAGAGTGTGGCAACCAGAATAATTGGACGGCATCCACATACGAGAAATTTGCAGCGGTGAGAAATCACATCAAAGAGTTCAAGGAGGATGTAACCTTTGAATACTTCAACGAATTCGGGCTAAATGAGTATGTCAATTTCTTGCGTGACAAAAAGGACATGAGAAACAGCACCATCGGTAAACAAATGGGATTTCTCAAATGGTTCCTGCGTTGGAGCTTCAAAAAAGGACATCATCAGAACATTGCATACGACGCATTCAAACCCAAATTGAAAACAACCCCTAAAAAGGTAATATTCCTGACATGGGATGAACTGAACAAACTGAAAGATTATCATATACCGCATGACAAACAGTATTTGGAACGTGTCAGGGATGTCTTTCTGTTCTGCTGCTTCACGAGTTTACGATATTCGGATGTTCGTAACCTTAAAAGAAGTGATATTAAACCCGACCACATTGAAGTCACCACAGTCAAGACTGCGGACAGCCTGATAATCGAACTGAACGACCACAGCAAAGCCATTCTTGAAAAATACAAGGATGTTCATTTCGAGAACCACATGGCATTGCCTGTCATAAGCAATCAGAAGATGAACGATTATCTGAAAGAACTGGGTGAACTGGCAGAAATCAACGAACCTGTACGGGAAACCTACTACAAGGGAAATGAGCGCATAGATGAAGTCACACCCAAATACGCATTGTTAAGTACCCATGCCGGAAGAAAGACTTTCATCTGTAATGCGTTGGCACTCGGAATTCCGGCACCGGTGGTTATGAAATGGACTGGACACAGTGATTACAAAGCCATGAAGCCCTACATTGACATAGCGGATGACATCAGGGCAAACGCCATGAACAAGTTTAATCAACTATAA